GACTGCCTGGATCTCTGACTTGCTGTATGCCGGTGTCAGCTCTTCTGCTACGCTTTCCGGAAGCGTCAGCATCAGTGCCAGCTTCGCATAGCCAAATCCTTTGTAATGCTCCTGCAGTCTCGGAGAGTAACCACCCTCCGAGAATCTGTCATTGATTCTGATGTATCTTGATACCTGTGTAGCTTCAAGCTTGTATTCCGCCCAGGCGAATTCGTTTACATTGTTGTATCCGGAATTCTTTAAGATATCTGTATCTCTTCCCTGTTTCAGCAAATATCCTGTCATAACAAAATCTTCCACTGTTCTGTTCAGGACGGTATTCATTGCTTTTTTATATTCTTCATAATC